CATAAGCCACGGATGCTGGGCGCTGGTGAGTGGCGGGCGACGGCACCAAGCGATGGGAAGACTGCTGGCTTCCATCTGTCAGGTCTGTATAGCCCGCTGGGATGGTGCAGCTGGGAGCAGTTGGTCGATGACTTCCTGCGTGCGAAGGGCGACGGTCCCGCGCTAAAGGCTTTCGTCAACACCCGGTTGGCAGAGACATGGGAGGAGGACTATGCGGCGGCGGTGAACGCTGAAGGCCTGATGACCAAGCGGCTGGCGTATGAGCCGGGCACATGCCCTGATGGGGTGGTGCTGTTGACGGCCGGGGTGGACGTGCAGGACAACCGACTGGCGGTGAGTGTGTGGGGATGGGGCGAGGGCGAGACCGGCTGGCTGGTGTGGCATCAGGAGCTGATGGGCGACCCGACCCAGCTCGAGGTCTGGAAGCAGTTGGATCATGTGCTGGCCACTGGCTGGGCGACAGCTTGCGGGAAGGAATTGAAGATCGCGCAGATGGCGATCGACTCTGGCGGCCACTGCACGCATGAGGTCTACAACTATGTGCGCGAGCGTGTGCGCCAAAGTGTGGTTGCGATCAAAGGCAGCAGCAGGCGCAACAGTCCGGCGGTGGGCAAGGGCAACAAGGTGGACGTGAACTGGCGCGGGAAGGTGCTGAAAAAAGGCGTGACGCTGTACCAGCTCGGGACTGACACGATCAAGACGACGCTGTTCGGCAGGTTGCGACATAACGAAACGGGCGGCAGCTTGAACTTCGGCATGGCTGCTGATGAGGAATACTTCCGGCAGTTGACCAGTGAACGGCAGGCGCTGCGGTATCACCGGGGATTCCCGATCAGGGAGTGGGTGAAGAAGTCGGGTGATCGAAATGAAGCGTTGGATTGTGCGGTGTATGGGTATGCGGCGCTGCTGATTTACAGCCGGCGGATGAATCAGGCAACGATGTGGGAGCAGTTGCGGCAGCAGATGGAAGAAGGGAAGAAGGCACCGCTAAGATCAAGGAAGCAGTCGCCAGCACCCGTGGCTGCTAGTGGCTTCGTCAGCAACTGGTAGGCCGTGAACATCCCGAGCGAGATCAGAGCAGGCGACACGATCCAGTGGCGGGATGTTGCTGGTGTGGACAATCTGGGCAATGAGGTCAGCAGTTCGGATTACACGCTGACCTACTACCTGCGGTTCAACGCTGCGAGCGAAGGCGCGACGGTGGTGGGCACTGCGTATGGGACCGGCTGGCAGTTCAGCATTGCTGCGGCCACGAGCGTGAACTTCGATGCCGGCACTTGGTACTGGCAAGCTGTTGCGACCAAGACTGGCAGCACGATCACGCTGGGCAGCGGCCAGTCGACGGTATTGGCGGCGCTGAGCTATTCGGGCACACCGGCAGCGCTGGATGGACGGTCGCAGGCGCAGAAGGATCTTGATGCGGTGCAGGCCGCGATCCGCACGATCGTCGCCGGTGGTGTGGCGAAGGAATACACGATCGGCAACCGGAGCCTGAAGAAATACGACCTGACGGATTTGCTGGCTTTAGAAACTAAGTTGAAGGCCGACGTGAATCGTGAGCAGAAGGCTCAGCTGATCGCCAATGGTCTGGGCAATCCGTTCAATCTGTTTGTGAGGTTCTGATGGGTCTGCGCACTCGGCTGTTCAAGGCAATGGGATTCGCGCCGATCCGGCCGCGGCAGCGTGCGTATCAGGGCGCGCGCGTTAGCCGGCTGACGGCCGACTGGGTGACCAGTGGCACCAGCGCCGATAGCGAAATCAAGTCGAGCTTCAAGGCACTGCGCAACCGGGCGCGGCAGTTGTGCCGTGACTCGGACTATGCGAAGCAGGCGCTGCGCGCTATTCAGAACAACGTGATCGGCCATGGCATCCGGCATCAGAGCCAGGTGCGGATGCTGCGCGGCGGCAAGTTGGATGAGGCGATGAACGCCCAGATCCATGAGGCGTTCGAGAAGTGGATGAATAAATACCGCTGCGACGTGAGCGGCCTGCTTGGCTTCCACGATATTGAGCGGCTGGCGGTGCGCAGCTTGGCGGAGAGCGGCGAGATCTTCATCAGGATGATCCGCCGGCCGTTCGGCGATAGCCGTGTGCCGTTCGCGCTGCAGCTACTTGAGGCGGACTACCTGATCGATGACGACGTGCCGCAGGCCAAGGATGGCAACACGGTGCGAATGGGCATCGAGGTGGATCAGTACCTGCGGCCGCAGGCGTATCACTTCTATGCGAACCATCCGGGCGATACCTACGCCGGCAACGTGCGCACCACTGGCCGCCGGATCCGGGTGCCTGCTGATGAGGTGATCCATCTGTTCATCCCGGAGCGGCCTGGTCAGACCAGAGGCGTGACGTGGTTCGCGTCGGCGCTGATGCGGCTGCACATGCTGCAGGGCTATGAGGAAGCCGAGCTCGTGCGGGCACGAGCTAGCAGCGCGCTGATGGGATTTATTACAAGCCCCGAAGGTGAGCTGACAGCGGATGAAGTTTACGAAGGCGAGCGCGTCAGCGAGTTTTCTCCTGGGGTCTTTAAGTATCTCGACCCCGGTCAAAGCGTGACGGTGCCGGACATGAACGCACCGGACGGCCAGCTTGAGCCATTTACCCGTTCGATGCTGCGCGCTGTGGCTGCTGGTTTGGGCGTGAGTTTCGAGAGCATCAGCAAGAACTTCTCAGAGAGCAACTACAGCAGCAGCCGGCTGAGCCTGCTTGAGGAGCGCGATGCGTACCGCGTGCTGCAGCGGTACATGATCGAGAACTTCCACCAGCCGGTGTTCAACGCATGGCTGGAGATGGCGGTGCTGAGCGGTGCGGTGAACCTGCCTGGGTATGAGACCAACCCTGATCGCTATCGCGCTAGCAAGTGGATCCCCCGGAGCTGGGAGTGGGTGGACCCGCAGAAGGAAGTGGATGCGTACAAGACCGCTGTGCGTTGCGGCTTCAAGACTCTGACGCAGGTGATCGCCGAGCAAGGCGGTGATCTGGATGATGTGATGCTCACCCGTCAGAGCGAGCTGGCGATGCTCGATGAGTTCAACATCATCACGGACACCGATCCGAGCGAGGTGACTGAGGGTGGTGCCGTGCAGGCTGCGAGGCCGATGGGCACCGAGCCGCCGTTCGAGGAAACCGAGCCAGTGATCGAGGAGGAGGAGGATTATCCCGAGGAAGAAGGGACTGAAGATCTGAGCGAGCAACTACAGGGAGATTGATGGCAACGATCGAGGGGCAGGAGATTGACCTGATGCCCACGGAGGGCATGAAGGAGGAGGCGCAGCGCTATCGGGACTGGAAGGCTGACGGGCGCGATGGTGGCACTGAGGTGGCGGCTAGGCGAGCTGGGCAGATCCTTGGCGGTGATGAGCTGAGCGCCGACACGGTGATCACGATGGCGGCATGGTTCGCCCGGCATGAGGTTGACAAGCAGGGCGAAGGATTCAGTCCCGGCGAGGATGGCTATCCATCGCCTGGCCGTGTGGCATGGGCAGCATGGGGCGGAGATGCTGGTCAGGAATGGGCTACATCAAAGGCCGATAGAATCAAGGCATTACAAGAAAGAAGCGCCGTGGACTTAGAGCGCCCCTATCCGAACGAACATGCTGCTCGGTTGACTGATCCCGAGCAATATGACTCGCTTCGTCGAGAGAACGATGCGGGCGGCTCAGGAATTGACTTCATCTACGGGATCAAGGAAGGAACGTCTGAGATTCAGGCCATCCGGTTCCGTAGTTCGCAGTTCACGCCGGCTGAGGCGCGTGAGTGGTTGGCCGAGAATGACTTCGATCCGATCATGTTCGAGGAAGCTACGGGCGATGGTGAAGCCGATCGTGCTGCACCGGGCGAGCTGAGCGAGGGCGACTTCGTGCAGTGGGATTCGAGCGGTGGCACTGCCCGTGGCCGGATCGAGCATGTGATGCGTGAGGGCACGCTGGGCGTACCCGACACCGAGTTCAGCATCGATGCCAGCGCTGAGGATCCTGCTGCATTGATTCGGATCTATAGCGAAGGCGATGAAGGCTGGGAGGCGACTGAGACGCTGGTCGGTCATAAGTTCTCGACGCTCACCAAGATCGCGGCACTGCGGAGTCTGACGGGCAAATATCAGCGTGCAGAGCTGACCAGCTTTGATGAGGTGGAGGAGCGGACCTTCGAGTTCCCCTTCAGCTCGGAGTATCCGGTGGCTCGGTATTTCGGCAATGAGATTTTGAGCCACGAAAGCAAGGCGGCTGATCTCAGTCGCCTGAACGATGGCGCTCCGCTGTTGTTCAACCACAACCCTGATCGCGTGATCGGTGTTGTGGAGCGCGCGTATATCGACGGCAATAAGCGCCGAGGATATGCGCGTGTGCGGTTTAGCCGCAACTCATTCGCTCAAGAGATCTTGAGTGATGTGAAGGATGGCGTTCTCAGGAATGTCTCCTTCGGCTACTCCATCGACAAAATGGAGGAGCGCGGCAGTGGCGACTTTGTTGCTACTGCTTGGTCTCCTTATGAGATCAGCGTTGTCTCGGTGCCGGCTGACCCCGGCGTTGGGATTGGCCGATCTCTGCAGGATGACACTGCTGCTTCGGCAGCACCAACACCCGATCCCATTCCTTCAATGGAAAACACCACCCCCGATCTGGCCGTGGTGCGTGCCGAAGCCGCCGAGGCTGAGCGCGCCCGCATCTCGGACATCACCTCCCTGTGCACCAAGCACGGCATGGAGGACCTTGGCCGGCAGATGGTCGAGTCTGGTCGTTCAATCGACGAGGCTCGTGCTGCTGTCCTCGACAAGCTCAACATTCCCCAGGAGACCGTGACCATGCAGGCCGCCGACATTGGCCTCAGCGAGAAGGAGAGCCGCAGCTTCTCCTTCCTGCGTGCCATCAACTATCTTTCCAACCCGACCGACCGCTCTGCCCGTGAGGCTGCTGCGTTCGAGATCGAGGCCTCTGAAGCTGCTGCTGCCAAACTCGGCCGTCAGTCCCGTGGCATCACCATCCCCCAGGATGTGCTGCGCCGTGACCTGAACGTCGGCACCGCTTCCGCCGGCGGCAACCTGGTTGCTACCGAGCTGGATGCCGGTTCGTTCATCGACCTGCTCCGTAACGCTTCCGCCCTGGATCAAGCTGGCGCCACCGTGCTGACCGGCCTGACCGGCAACGTGGCTATCCCCCGCCAGTCCGGCGCTGCTACCGCTTACTGGGTGGCCGAGTCCGGCTCCCCCACGGAGTCCCAGCAGACCGTCGACCAGGTGAGTCTGGTGCCCCGTACCGTGGCGGCCTACACAGACTTCAGCAGGCGCCTGATGATCCAGTCCTCCATCGACGTGGAGAACATGGTGCGCAGCGACCTGGCCAGCGTGATCGCTCTGAAGATCGACGCCGCC